GATTGTCGCCCTCCGGTTCGCCGCCTGACCTTTGACCTTCTAGGAGAAGAAACCTGTGAACTTCATCGAGAACACCAAGACGGTTGTCGGCACTACCGTCACGTCGGCGGCGGCTACCGCTACTCTGACGATTGATACGCTGGGCTACGCCTACGCCAGCGTGGACGTGATCGTGGCGGTTTCGACTACGCCGGCGAACACGTCGGCTTCCATCCTGAACGTCTTGACGCTCTCGGGCGGCGATACGACCACGGCTGGCAGTTCGATCTACACGGTGGCCGCGCCTGCCGCGTCGGCTGCCGTGACCGCGCAGCCGTCGGTGGTTCGGTTTGACATCGACCTGCGTGGCAGGGGCCGGTACGTCAAGGTTGACGCGACCCCCGCAACGGCGCTCGCCACGACCATCGTGGCTCGTCTGAGCAAGGGCGAGATCGGCCCCGACTCGGCTTCCGAGATGGGTGCCCTGGCGAAGTTTTCCGGCTGATCTGCTTGACAGCCTCGACACAGTGGATGGCGGGAGTGGCGTTCGCTGCTTCCGCCATCTCTGTTTTTGAGGACTCCATGATCGTCAAAGTCGGCAGCACGGACGTTGACGTGCGGATCGAGTGCGTGATGAGCGGCCCGCGATTCGGCCCGCTTGCGAACGTGTTCGGCTGGGCTCAAGCCCTCATGCCGCTCGGCATCCGCCCGACGCTCGGGCAGGGGGCGCTCTGGGGACAGGTTCTTCAGCGGTCGATGGAGCAGTTCGTCGATTCGACGGAATACATCCTCACGACCGACATGGATTCGTTCTGGGGGCACCGTGAGGTTTCCGAGCTTGTCGCCCTCGCAATGGCGTTTCAGTGCGACGCCCTGGCTCCGCTTCAGGTGAAAAGGGAAGACGGTCGCCCGATGTTCACGCTGCCCGGCACGCTAGAGAAGCCGCCGGCTGGCGGGGCGACGGAGTTGCCGATGTCGTGGTTCGCGGAGCCCGTGCAGGAAGTGGACTCGGCCCACTTCGGCTGCACGCTGATTTCCACGAAGGCACTCAAGCGGACCCCGAAACCGTGGTTTCAAGACCATCCGAACGCCGATGGCGAGTACGGAGACGGCAGGACCGACGCCGACATCTTCTTCTGGAAGCAATTCAAGCGTGGCGGCAACCGCCTCTACGTCTCGCCTCGCGTGTCTATCGGGCATGGGGAGTGGGTGGCGGTCTGGCCGGGCAAAGACCTGCAAGCCCCGGTGTTCCAGTACGTGGGCGACTACAACGCCAACGGGCGTCCGAAAACTGCATGGAGCGTGAACAAATCGTGAAAATTAAACTGGCGACGAACTACTCGACCTACACGGTCGGCACGGTGATTGACTGCGAAGACGAGACGGCACAGCGGCTCATCCGTGATGGCATCGCCGTCCGTGAGTTGCAGATGGACTTGATCGAGACGGCATCGGTCGATCACGACGTTGAGCGGGCCGACGCCACACCACGAAGACGAGGACGGCCGCCGCGTGCGATACAGAAGCCTGACGACACTGACGCCGCCAGCGGTTGAGCCAGTCACGCTCGCCGAGGCCAAGGCTCACTGCCGCGTTGACACGGACACCGACGATGCCTTGATCCAGGCATACATCACGGCTGCTCGTGAGTGGTGCGAGGCGTACTGCGACGAAACGCTCGTGCATACGCAGTACCGCATGACGCTTGATGCGTTCCCGGGCGAGATCGAACTGCCGCGACCGCCGATGGCTTCGGCTGGCACGGCCACGGCGGTCAGCGTTACCTACACGCTGGAGAACCAATCGACGGCGGCACTTTCGACCACGGCCTACCGCGTGGACCGGGCCTCGATGCCGGGCGTGCTGCGAACGCCGTACAACGGCTCCTGGCCCAGCCACCTCCTCGACTACAACGCCGTGACCGTGACGTGGTGGGGCGGCAAGAGTGCGAACGGCGCGGGCGTGGAGCAGCGGTTCAAGAACGCGATCCTCTGGCTCGTGGGCATGTGGTACGAGCGGCGGATGGCGGCTGACCAAGTAAGCCTGTCGGAGATTCCGTTCGGCGTGAAAGCGTTGCTCGATTCTGCCAAGTGGGGCAGTTACCGATGAGCGACATCAAAGGCCGATTCGGCATCGACGTGCTGTTCACCGATTCGACGGTGGCCGGCGGGGCGAAGTCGCTCAAGACGATCACGCTGCAGCACGCTGCGGAATATGACACCGGAAAAGTCGCCGTCGTGTCTGGCACCTGCGGCACGGCGGTCGTGAGCGTGCCGGTCGCCCCGACTACCTATCGCAATGCGGCGGGCAACCTCGTCTCGTTTGCGAGTGTCTCGCGGGTGGCGTTCTCCGCGAGCGGCGCGGCAATGGTCGCGTGCGACGGCTCGGGCGGCTGCGGCGACAACGATTGGACGATCTACTCGCGGGCTGGGCAGGTGGCCGCGTCGGAGGCGGTCGAGACGGCGTCGTTTTCGGTCAACGTGATGGGCACGGCTGGCACGGCGGCGTACACGCTGGTGATGTATGGCTCTTGATCCCGGGCGGCTCCGCGAGCGGGTGACGATTCAATCCGCGACCGAGCGGCGGAACACGCTGGGCGAAACGACATTGGAGTGGGCCACGTTCACCGAGCGGTGGGCGAGCGTCGAAGGGCTTTCGTCCCGCGAGCTGCTGTTGTCGGGGCAGCAGCAAACGGAACTCACGCACCGCGTGCGGCTGCGGTACGTCACCGGGTTGACGCAATCCATGCGGATTTCGTGGCGTGGTCGGCTGCTGGAGATCACGACGCTGCTGGAGCATGGCAACCGCAGCGAGCATGAGATTCTTTGCACGGAGCGGGTGGACTGATGGCAACCGCTGGCATCGAAATCACCGCCGAGATGGCCCAATTACGGGAACTGCAGCAAGCCATCGGCCGGCTGTTCTCACCTGCCCAAAAGGCCCGCATCCTCAAGGCGGCTCTGGAGAAGGCAATCGAGCCCGCGTACCAGCGGCTCCAGCAGGTGACGCCCATCGGCCCGACCGGGAACCTGCGGCGGGCTGTATCGAAGAAGGTGAAGACCTACACGAAGGACGGCACCGCTGTGGCCCTTGTCGGTTTTCGCCGTGCCGGGCTGGCTGGCTCGTCAAGCGCGGCTGGTGGCAGCGTGCGGGCCGGGCCTGACCGGGCGTTCCACCAGTGGTGGCTTGAGGAGGGCACGCAGGCTCGTCAGGTGATGACGCTGTCCAACAAACCCTACGGGCGGAAGGGGCATCTGCGTCGCGTCAAGGGACGCCCGGCGGTCGAGGTTCGCCCGCACATCGTTCAGAAGGGACAAGGCGGCTACATCGCGTCGAGCTACAACCGGCTCGGCCCGTTCAAGATGATTCGCACCGATAGCGGCCGCGTGCAGACGGACCCCGGTTCGCCGCGAGCGTTTTTCAAGAAGTCAAAGACGCCGATCACGATTCCTGCCATGCAGCCCGGCGGCAGCGGCCCGCCGCCTCTCAAGACCGCCTGGGATCAGACCCAGCCGACTGTGGCGGAAATGCTCCAGCGGGAATTGCGGCTGTCGCTGGAGCAGGCGGTCAGCACCCTGGCCCGGTCGGCGTCTGAGGTAATCGGCGAATGAGCGTCAAATCCCCCGAGCGGCTGATCGCCGCAGCCCTGGCATCCTCGCCACTGGTAGCCGAACTGATCGGCGACCGGGTCTATCCGGTGATTGCCCCGGCGTCTGCGGCGATTCCGTTTGTGACCTGGCGGCGGCAGGGGGTGCAACGGGAGGCGACGCTTTCCGGCCCGTCTGGCGTCGCCAACGTGACGCTGGCGGTGGATATGTACGACACGACCTACGAGGGAGTAAGGGAACTGGCAGACCGCTGCCGGGAAACACTGGATGGTTTTGCGGGGGCGTTGGGAAACTGGATTTCAGTTCGCAACGTGTCGCTGCTCAACGAGAGCGACGGGTTCGTGCAACTGGCTGGCGGCGACCTGCCGCCCGTATACAGCGTGACGCAGACCTACACCATTCTCTGGCAGGAGACTTGACCAGTGTCATTCTCGACTCCGCACGATACGTCTGTTTCCGGTGCCGGAACGCGGCTCACGCTGTCGATTGGCGCCGCCACCTCGACCTACATCGTCAGCAACATCGTCCTTGCGAACACGAACCCCGGTGCGGCAGCCAATACGCAGATCGACGTGGCCCACCTCGGCCAGACCACGGGCGAACTGGCGGCTCGGCTCAATCCTCCGCTCGTGCTGCCTGCCGAGGATGGCGGCTCGGGTCGGCAGGTAACGTTCGACTACATCGGGCGAACCGTGATCCTTGACGGCGTGACCGGCACCTACCACATCCAAGTCGCCGGTTCGACGCTGGTCGGTGGCACCACGGCGAGCTATTACACCGTGCAGAGTTCGACGCTGACGCTGGCGACGAACGACGCCATCCGTGGGCAGGGCGTCCTTACGGTCGCCCGCTAATCACGACGGGAGGCCGTCGTGGCGATTCCATGCCAAGGCTTTACGCTGACCTGGGGAGGCCAGACGCTCTCCGAGGTCCAGGCTCTTGAAGCCGACATCTACGGCGGGGAACTGCCCCGAGGCCGCACGACCACATGGACGCCCAACATGGGCACCGTGCGGCTGCTCGGGTTCGCGGCGACGAATCTCACGACCGCCGAGTACGGAAAGCGGAAGCGGCTGACGATCCTCGCTCCCAATGGGACGGCG